AGAAGAAGTGCCTGAACTGGTAGTAACAGCTAAAAGACCTGAAAAACCAGCTGGTGATCCAGCAGGAGTACTTGGTTATCCTTCAACTGCTCCCGGCGGCCGAATGGTTATTAAAGGTACAGGTGTTGATAGGACAAATCAAGAACTAGTACATGTATGTGATATAACACTTGAAACGAATCGTTTTGTAAGTGGAATTAAAAGAGAATTTGGTTTAGTTTTGGCGGCCTTAAAAGAGTTAATAGCTAAAGCTCTTCAAGCAATGGGGTTTGGTGATCCTTCAGGATTAATTACAAAATTTGTTGAGCTTGCTAAAGATATTGCTTCTCAAATAAAGAAGGTCACAGACTTTTTAAAAGAAGTTAACGAAACAATAGCTGAATATTTAAAAATTGTTAGGCAAATTAGAGCCATGATAGACTACATTTTGAGTTTACCGGCAAAACTTTTAGCTGAATTTCAAAAATGTTTATCAAACCTATATAAATCATTATTAGCTGGAATTACTGCTAGCTTTACTGATTTTGATGGCGGGTTGACTGATCTAAAAGAATTAAAAGATGCTGTTAGTAGTATTGGTACAGAAATTAAAGCAGTAGCAACTCAAGCTGCTGTTTTGGCCAGCGCACCACAACAGTTAGCTGCAGCTATAGTTACACCAACCAGTGCAGCTGAGGTTGATGCCGCAAGTAAGTCATTTGCAGATTATATGAGCACTCCTAACCTTCTAAGTTCTTTAACTCCAGCTGCATCTTCTTTGATAGCATCACCTGAAGCAACAACAATTGTTAGTGCGGCAATATTTACCTCCGATAACGCAGCTACAGCTTAAAAAATATGGCAATTAATAACGAATATAATCCACCAGATGCGAGTTGGAGGCAAAGAGAGTCTGAAGCTTCCGTGGAAAATCCACCAAGATATCCAGATAATAATATAACACGAACAAAATCTGGACATTTATTTGAATTGGATGATACGAGGAATCGTGAGCGCATTCGGATACATCATAGATCGAAAACTTTTATTGAGATGCACTCTAATGGTGATGAGACCCACAAAATTGTAGGTGATGGATATGAAATTATTGCTAAAAATAAATATGTAAATATAAAAGGTATTTGCAACATTACAATAGAAGGCGATTCAATTGTTCATATTAAGGGGAACAAAACTGAATTAATTGATGGAAATTGCACTCAAGTGGTCAAGGGTTCTTATACACAAGTAGTTTCAAAGCAAAATAGTGTATATTCACTGGGTAATATGACAATAGGATGCGGTTCAGGTATTGCTGGAGGATCTTTAAGAATTATATCAGCTAGCGATATAAATGTGGAGGCCAAATTGTCTGTCAATGACGGCATTACAGCAACCAATATTACAAGCAAATCATGGGTTACAGCTGAAGCTGGTATGAATGCTGGTGTATATGGTTTTGTATCCGTTTTAGGTGGATTAGCAATTGGAATTCCCATTGCAATTCCAGGCTGTGTAACAGCAGCTCTTGTGGTCAAAGCACCACTTGGTGATTTTGGAACAATGAAGGCAATTCTTATGACAGATATGATGAATACCTCAATTTTTAATGCTCACTTCCATATGGCCAAAGGTCAAACCTCACCGCCAATTTCTGGGCCAATGATTTAAGGATTATATTATGGCTTCACTATTCTCACGATTAAACTATACATATACTGACCCAAACTCAGTCATTACTACATTGTCTGATGATGTTACACGAACATTAGATTCTATGCCAAAGATGTTAACACAATGGCAAGCCGATGATGTTGCTAACAGTAATACTGGCGGATACTTTGTTAATCCTTGTTCTAATATCACACTAAGCATTTGGGCTTCATCAAATAATTTGGTATCTGTAGCTAATAATGTTCAAGGTTCTGGCAATTTAACTGGTCTTTGGACTCAGATTAGCACCACTTTAGCTTATATCAGTAACAGTTCTACCAGTAATACTCAAGCAGGAGATTTTTTAGCACATACAAATAGAATATCTGGTGTGACTTCTATAACTGTATCGACCGACCAAGGAGTTGCAAACTTGCCTCATTATGAGACTGCGGTGCAAACAGGCAAAGCAATGGTATCTTTAATATATCAAACTGATGGTGTATCCAATAATGCACCAATTATGGGTAATTTTACAAGTTTGTTTGTGGCGAATGACTTGATTGCAATCTACAACACAATGTCCACATATGCAAATACTATTAACAGTAGTATTTCAATTTCTGGTTCTGGTGGTCCAGGAGATCCATTTATTCGCACTTCAAATTTGTCTTACAATGTAGTGAATTCTATAGCAACGACAGCTAATTCAGCGAATTCTATATTCTATGACCGCAGAAAACATGATGAACAATTTTATAAAAACTCAACTGATGTTTTGAATGATTATAAAAAAGTTAGAGGAATTGGAAATTCCGGCCAATCTGAAAATTATTTGATTAAAAATTACATTGGATCTGACAAACTTCTTTCCAGGTTGGAATAAATAGAATATGGCAATAGCAACAATTACAAATACAAGAGAATATCGTGATTTGGATTTGAATTTTAAAATTCATCCGATTCGTAAAGATATCAATAAACATACAGCTGAGATGGCAGTAATCAATTCTATCAAGAATTTGGTTATGACTCAGCACTATGAGGTGCCGTTTCAACCAGAAATTGGATCAAATATCCAAAAGTTATTGTTTGAACCACTTGATTCAGTCACAGGTTCCTTGGTTGAAATGGAAATAAAGCAAACCATACAAAATTTTGAACCTAGGGTTAGTGTTTCTAAAGTTCAAGTTTTTCCAAATTATGATAAAAATGGCTTCTCGGTTGGCATGGAATTCTACATCATTAATAGAACCGAACCAATAACAATACAATTTTTTCTGGAGCGAGTTCGCTAATGGCACAAAATCGTTTACGGGTCACAGAACTTGATTTTGACACAATCAAGACTAATCTAAAATCATTCTTAAAACAACAAACGGAGTTTCAAGATTATGATTTTGAGGGTGCCGGTTTAAATGTGCTGGTTAATTTACTGGCATATAATACACACTACAATGCATACTACCTCAATATGGTGGCTAATGAGTCATTTCTAGATACGGCATTATTGCGTGATTCAGTTGTATCTCATGCAAAAACACTTGGCTATACTCCTCATTCTAAAACAGCTTCAACCGCAGTTATTAATTTAACTATTGATAGTGGAAATACAACTCTTGATACATTGACTATTCCAAAAGGTTATGTTTTCAATTCAGATTTGGTTGATAGTCGAATCTATAATTATGTTACAATGAATCAAACCACGGTTACAAAATCTAATACCAGTTATTATTTTGAGAACCTTAATATCAAAGAGGGACAACTGTCCACATATACTTACACCTATGATGAGGCTTCAAATCCAAAATCTATTTTTGTTTTGCCTGATGCAGATGTTGATACATCCACAATTACTGTGGTTGTTAAACCATCAGCTTCAAATACAACATCGACAGTTTACAATAAAGTGAATGATGTGTTAGATGTTACGGGTGAGGCTGAAGTTTTCTATTTACAAGAATCAAAAGGCGGTAAGTATCAAATTTATTTTGGTAACGGAACTGTTGGTAGAAAATTACTAGATGGTTCGATAGTAGCGGCCACCTATTTGGTTACAAATGGTGCTGTAGCCAATAAAGTTTCTGGATTCTCCATGACTTCTAGCATTGGAGGTTATTCTACCGGAACGATTGAAGTGGTGTCTGTAGCATCAGGTGGTTCTGAAAGAGAGACCGTTGACGAAATCAAAGCATCTTCACCATTACAATTCGCAACACAGAATCGTTTGGTAACAACAAAAGATTATGAATCTTATATTAAGAAAAATTATCCAAGTATTGATTCACTTTCAGTTTGGGGTGGAGAAGATGAAGTTCCTTCAATTTATGGTAAAGTTTTAATTTCCTTAAAACCTAAAGCTAACTACTATATTACCGAGAGTGAGAAGACTAGGATTCTAAATGAAATTATTAAGCCCAAGTCTATAGTGTCTGTTACCTCTGAGATTCGTGATCCTGAATATTTGTACATACTGTTGAACAATACGGTAAAGTATGATCCTAAAAAGACTACATTGGATGAAACTTCGTTAAAAACTTTGTTGAGAACTTCTATTATCAATTATAGGAATAACTATCTCAACAAATTTAATAGTATTTTTGCTTTATCTAAATTGCAAGATGACATTGACAATATCAGTTTGAATGGTATTATTGGTTCAGAATCGGTGCTTCGTGTACAGAGGAGAATTGAACCCGAAATAGGATTAACATCAAATTATAAAATTAATTTTGGTGTTCCATTAAATCGTGGAACAATTACTAATAAGTTGACTTCATCCGAATTCGTCACGATTGATAGTCTTGGTATAAGTCGTACAGCTATTATTGAAGAAATTCCACAGTCTTCCACTGGCATTTCATCAATTGAACTCTCAAACTCAGGTTACAATTATGTAACAGCACCAACAGTAACGATTACTGGTGATGGTATTGGTGCTACCGCTGTAGCAACGATACTAAATGGTAAAATTTCCGAAATAAAAATGACAGACCGTGGTGTTGATTACAGTCGAGCTGTTGTAACAATTACCGGAGGTTCTGGTTTTGGTGCTACGGCCTCAGCTGTTATAGATGCTCGTACCGGCACAATTAGAA